GCAATGTGTACTTCCTTCAAAAAAGAGTTATTAGAAGGTGTACACAATTTTAAAAACTCTGGTGGAGACACTTTTAAGTTAGCACTATTTGCAGAGGGCAGTGGTGGAAAATCATCAACAACTGCAACATTAGGAGCATCAACAACTGCACTTACAACAACAGGTGAAGTTGCATCTAGTGGCACATATGCAACTGGTGGTGGTTCTTTAACAAGAGTAGATCCATCTACTTCAGGAACAACTGCACTTACAGATTTTGCTGATTTAAGTTTTACTACTGCAACAATTACTGCAATGGGTGCTTTAATTTATAATAGTTCTGATAGTAACAAAGCAGTTGCAGTTTTAGATTTTACATCTAATAAAACATCAACAGCAGGTACTTTTACAATACAATTTCCAACAGCAGACGCATCAAACGCTATTATTAGAATAGCCTAACAAAAGGCTAACCAATGGCGA